GGGGGTTTGCGCTCGCCACCGCCGCCGCCCCTGAGCTCTGAGTACTGGCCAATGAGCTCGCGGCACTTGAGGCGCTAGACGCGGCCGCCGTGGCACTGGCCGCAGCAGAGGCCGCCTGATTAACGTAATTGTCAGACGAGACGCCCACGTTGCCCGAGGCATCAAAGACAATTGCTTTGTTTGCGCGCACGGCCGCAATGGGCAGCGTCAGTGAAGTCGAGCCGATTGCCTCGGTAAGCGGAATGCGAATCCCGCGGTTGATCGTGCGCAGCATTTGCTGCACAAAAATCGTCAGCCGATCCAGCGCGTCATTGATGACGGTCGGATAAAACCCGCCGCCGTTAGTTAGGTTTGTTGGCTGCAAATACGAAGCAGCGCTCGAGATCATCAGCGTAAAGCCGGTCGCCAGCGCAGACAACAAGGTGACTGTGCCACCCGCATTATTGTTTTGGTCTGCATTTAACGAGACGGTGTAATCTGCCGTAAGCGCTAGGGTCACACTCACCCCGGTCGTCGCGTACGTCCGGACAACAGACAGATCGGAGGCTGAGATTACTTTAAAGGTAAACGGAAAGGCAGTCGTTGAGCCGTTGCCAGTGAACGGGCCAACTTCTCGAGATTCGCTGGAAATAGTCATCGACACAGTTCCTCAATAATGACCAAAGCTTATGGTCAAAGAGCCGTGTTACGTGCACAGAAAACCTACTTACCAGCATCAAACCCGAAGATTAACGCCGCTGGATTGCGGGTCTTGCCCTGAGCCATCGCGGCCGCGCCGCCGAGAGTCTTGTTGATCTGGCCGCCTGGCAATCTAAATATGTCGCTAGTCACCGAGATGGCAGACTTCCACAGGGAAATATCGTTTTGACCTTGACCGATTTGCTTGGCCAGCTTGAGCACGTCAACAATCCCGCGCATACCGCTCGGTCCAGAGTATTCCCCGTTTGGCTTACCGGCCAGCGCGTCGACAATGTTTTGCAGCTCGCGAAAGACAATCAATTGACCAAAGAAAAACCCAACCTGATCAGCCCCGAATTTCTTAGCAAACTTTTTAAGGCGCTCGTCACTTGAGTCACCAGAGGGCGTGACCAATGTGGCAATCACCGTGCCAATTAAAACCGGCATGACGTTTACAAGCATTGCATCCATACCAAAACTTGCCACGCCGCCCACGCTCTTGAAGTCTGCCGTCTTGGCTAAGCGATAGTTGACGTTCATTGTCGTGTTCATATAGCTCATAAAGCCAGTCAACAAGCGCACCATGCCTTGCTGGCGCTCGATTGATGACAGGTCTTTTTGCATACCGCTACCCTGGCTATCGATCACAGCCTGGTCGGCCAGCAGCACCGCTTGCTTGTCATCAACCCCGCCATCGATCGCTTTCTCGTACGCGCCCCACCAAGTCGGCACGTCAACCATAGCTTGCATCCAAGTCATCGGTTTATAGCCAGCCTTTTGAATCGCATCAAATAATTGATTCTTATCTTGGATGATTGAATTGAGCTCGTTTAACTCTCGAAACTGAGTAGTCGACCGTTTAGCCATAAAGTCAGACAGCTCGACCATATCCTTAAACGCTTGGCGAGGACTGGCAATCGTGCGGGCTGCACCCTTGGCCATCCACTTAGAGCCAACAATCGCCATTGATTGCGTGATGCCTGTCACCTGTTTAAGCGCAGACATAAAGTTATAAGCCAGACCGACGTACGACACGTTGCGAGACAAGATAGCCGCGCCACGCTCGGCGCCATCCCGCGGGCCACGCATGCCAGCCGCGTTATCAGCCGCCCAGTTGCGCAGCTGAGTCACGACCGTCGCGCCATAGTGCTCGCGCATTGGCTCATCAAGCTTATTGATCATCCTGTTGGCGTCGATGATCCACGGCTGCCAATTCAAATAATGGATTGTGTCTTGCACTGCACCCAAGAAAGGGTCAAGTGCAAGCAATAGAGGCCGCCCTTTGACTTCTGTGACCCGAGCCTTAGTAAATGATTTGCTCACCGTAGAGGCCACGCGCGCGGCTTGCATGAGCGCCTTGGCATCCTTAGAGTCAGCATTGCTTTGCGCTTTGCCGCTTGCCCTTGGGTCGTAGATCACTGGGGCATAGCCGCCACGCAGCGACAAAGTCTGGCCGTCTGAGGTCTGTACAGTGAATGGGCGCGCCTCAATCCAGTCGGGCTCTACGCCATTGATCTCGGCCTCCATTGTGCCAACACGATCTCTAAACGATTCGTAGTGATCCCACATGCCTTGCACAAAATCCCAGTCTTTCTTGCTCAGGGTATCGAGCACTGGTTTGATCTGCTCCATTGTCCAGTTTTCACCACCAAGCAAACGCTGCTCGTTTGAGCTGTTGCCCATATTGAGCGCCATCACTAAGACGGCTTGCTTGTTTAGGCTTCGTTTGATCGACGGGAAAAAGGTTGCTTTGCCTGTAATCCGCTGGCCAGCCTCGCGCAAGGGCGCCAGTAGCTTTTCAATAATGTCAGTGGACTTGCCAATCTCGACAGCCTCAGTGCTTCCGGCCTCGTTGGCCGTGCCCATCAAGTGCTCCCACATTGGACCATTGTCGCCATCATCCATAATGTGCAACAGGTTGGCCGCCTTAACGTGGCTGAAAAAGAAACCACGCCAGGCGAGCTTGGCCTTGCCCACAAGGTTATTGGCCGTCACGTTGTCCGTTGCTTGCCTACCTTTTTGCTCTGCAACCGAGACAATCCTTTCGCGCATCTCAGCAATTACCTGAGCAAACAGACGATTCTTGCGATCAGTCAGCACCCGCTCAGTACGCTTACCCATGTGCTCGATCTGCTTGACCGCATCGCGCAAGCCCCTGATTTCCTCGACCGTCATATCTTTGTATGAGCGCACCGGGGCCTCGTCGATCATCTGAGCCAACAACTTGGCCTGATCATCCTCGTCTTGATAGATCAGATTTCCATTAGCGTCGCGCGACTGGAGCTCTTTCTCGTATGTTTTTTTCTGCGCATCACTCAAGAGCGCCTCGATGTTCGGCGGAATATTGCCCTCGGCCAGCTGCGACAACACGTATGTTGTGAATCTTGCCCGATTGTCTAACTCTTTGTTAGTCACAGCCCGACGCAAATCAAACTTGGATAGCAGCGACAGTATCTGGTTGTAGTGCTCGGCCGGAATGCGACCCGCCTTTTGCACTGTTTTGAAGTAATCCAGTATCTTAGGAATCTCTTGCTGAGCCTCGATCGCAGCCTTCGCAGCGTAGATATTGATCAGCTCGTTGCGCTTTTCGGTCGCGGCCTGAGCGGTGTCGCCAGCCTTTTGTGCCTGAGCAGCAGCTCGCGCCGCACGCGTCTGAGCTTGGGTATAAAGATTCGGGCTCAGGTTGCGAATGGTTAAGCGTGCGATCATCGACTTAGCAAATTGCTTGGCCGCACTGGGTAACATTGGGCGCTTAATTGGTTTGCCGTTCTTGTCTTTGCCAAACAGGGCAGTCGGCCCCATCGCGGTCTCGAGCGCTTTCATCTCGGCCGCCACCATCCGCGCGCGTGCTTCGTTAAACACGGCTTGGTCTGCCGCGGTCTCGATAGCCTCAGGCGTGGCCAGCTCACCGTGGCGCTCAAGCATCATGCGATCGGTGACGTCATCGATGGCCTCGTCGATGGGCTTGACCTCCAAGAGCGCCTTAACCATCGCGTCGCCCGAGTCAAACTCACCCGACAGGCCAGCCACCGTGTCGGCAGACAGACCATTTTTTGCAGTCATCCCGCGCGCCGAGAGCTCGTCGATCTGTTCTTTTGTGAATCCACTAGCCGACAAGTCAGAAGTCTCAAGGCGTCCAGCGCTCAGGCCGCTCAGGTTTACAACAAGATCGCCCGCCGTTTGTGGAGCGTTAAGGATTTCAGGCAAGACATTAAACGAATAGACTTTCTCGCCTCTGAGCGCGGCGTCAAACTTGCTCTCTAGCTCGTTGAGATCGTGAAACCCATCTTCGTCGCGCTGGATGTAGCCAAGGTCTGCAAGCTTTTCACCCATCGAGTCAATGCTTAGGCCAGCAGTACGGCTCAGCACATACTTAATACCGGCTTGTGGTGATCGACCCTTTTTATCAAAACCCCACTGGCTCTCAGCTTGATCGCGCTTGATTCCACCAAGCTTGGCAATTGCTGTCAGTAGGGGATCGATGCCAGGATCGACGCTATTCGGATCAGACTTAGGTGTTTCGTACGCAACAAGCTTATCGTCGTCTGTAAGCTTGCCAGTCAGAAATTGATAGACACGATAGACTGGCTGCTGCAAAACGTCGCCACGCGCCTCGATGCGCGTCTGGGCCCGCAAGGATTCTGAAAGCTTTTGCAGCTTCTTGAGCTCGCGCCCTCGTGCATTGCGTTGCCACTGCATATCGCGCTGAGCCTTGGCGTTGAGCTCGGCAATCGCCTCATTGGTCGCATTCACACCCAGCAAATGATAGGCCGCAAATTGCTCTTGCGTCATCCCCGCCTCTTGTGGCGAGTTAAACAAAGGGAACATCGAGCGAGCGCTTTCTGCCAGCTCAATCTGCTCAGTGGTCGCAATCATGCGATCCATCACTGAGCGAACCTCGGGCGAGATGTTGACGTTGAGCGCCTTTTCGATATTGCCTTTGGCTAGATCGAGCAGGGTGCGATAGACCTGTGACAGCCAAGAGCGAAACTTCTGAAAGGCCGAGTCGAGCTCGATTGATGGCGCCTTGCCGGAGTATAGGTAAGCCTCAAAGGATCGTGCAAAGCTTTCGTGGTACGAGCGCTTTTCGTCTAGGCTCAGGTTGAACCAGGTTGCAAAGTCAGCAACACCAAAGCTTTTAAGCAGCGCTTGACCGTCAATAATGATTTGCTTTTGACCGTCGGACATCGTGTCAAAGCCAAACGCATCGGCTTCGTGCTGGAGCTTAGCCGCTAAGTCAAACTGCATCTCTAAAAAGAAATGGCCGGACTCATGCAAAAAGGTACTAAGATCAGCGCCTTTGAATAAAAAGGCGGTTAGCGTCGCGGGATTAAATGCACCGCGCTCGCCCTGGTTCATTATGCTTGGATCATTCGGGTCAAACGTGCCGCGGTTAAAGACTGACTTAACTTGGTTTTTGTCAAAAATAATGTAGCTGTCTTGCGCGTTTGGATATACTTTTCGAACTTCGTCATCAGTCAAAGCATCAATATCACTGGCCTTTACACCCTCAATTCCTTCTCGTCGGTTTAAATAAATAACGCCGTCATAACCAGCCTTTGCGATATACATCTGCATGACATCAAGCTGTTGTTGATGCGAGCCGCGCCCCATGCTTTTAAGTGACTCGGCCTGATCTTGTGTAATTACACCTTTTTCAACAAGTTGATTTGCAACTGTGTTTGCTTCAAACGCGCCTTTATCAATTAAGCGCAATGGATTATTGATTTTTAAGTGAACTGGATAAACTCGCCCTGGAGCGCCATCCGAGTTTGCAAATGAATTGGCCTGATCAACTGTCCCAAAATGGGAACCAAGCTCGTTGTAGGTTGTTTGAAATTGATCAAAGCCTAAAGCACTGCGATCGCCACGGGCAATCGTGCCGTGATAAACCACTAACGGCTTGCCATCTGGCGTCGTGATTTTGCTACTACCAAACCAGTTTTTAAACTGAGGTGTATCAATCTTTAGCGTGCCGTCTTGGTTGTACCCCTCACCAGTCTGCCCACTATTGCGCACCTTGTACTCATACTTTAGATACAGCTCCATCGGCGTCATACCAAGACGAGCCGCCTGAGCGCCAAAGAAAGCAGAGATCAGCGTGGCCTGAGCGTCGTTGGCTTTCTTGTCATAAGCGCCTGTCGCATCAAGCTGAGTCTGGATAACTTGCTTGACCTCATCAATTTGCCCACGGTACGCATCGGCGTTCTGCACGGCCTTGAGCACGCGCTCGACTTCCTTTTTAATTCCGCTCTCATGGTTGGCCAAGATGTCTTGCGCCTCGGCCTTGGTGTATTGCTCGCCCTCGACCCGAAAGTGATCAAGCAAAACCCCAGCCATTGACTCGATCTCAGGCAGCGTGGCAAGCGTAGAGATTGGAATGGCCATCTCAGTGCCAGCCTCGATGGCCTGGGCAAGCTTGGCAGAAAACTCTGGGCTACCCTGAGCAAGCATTGTGCCCAAGTCAGACTGGGCCAGCATCTCAGCCTCGATGTAGATGTTCTTTGCACCATCCTCGAGCTGCCCCTCGATAAAGTCTTTCATTGTCTCGGGATCGCGCTGCATGGTCTTGCTGGCTTGCACCGCTTGCACTAGGCCATTGATCGCTTCAGCTTGCGCTTCGCTGCGCTTGGCGTCTTTGTAGGTTTCCCAAGCCTGTCCGGCTGTAATTGTCAGGACTTCGATCGGTGCACCAAAATACTCGCCCACAACCTCAGCAAACACTTGGCCAAAATCAAATTTCTGACCCGCGCCAAACTGAGCTGCTACCTCACCAATACCGCCAAATGCACCCTGTATGGGAGGCTGGATAACCAAGGCGTTAACAAGCTTGCTTGCAATTGGACTTCGAGTTAATGGGCCAAGTGGCACTTTGATTGAACCAGCCGCCGCACCGCTAATCGCATCAATGACGGAGATCGGTGCTGCGCGTGAAAACGCAAACTGACCGGCAAGTCGCATCATCTCGGGGTCTTGCGCAGCTTTAGCCAAAGCCTCCGGCGACTTAATATCGACGCCAGCCTCTTTCAAATACTCCATCAGACTGCTTGAGTATTCCGTACCAAAAGAGCCCCCACCAAGGATGACAGGGGCTAAGCCCGGCTGGCCAGCTAAAGATGCACCAAGCGCTGCCAATAACTCTGGCGCCTGTTGCATCATGCTTGATGGCCCGATGCCTGCCAAAAAGCGGGTTGGATCACTAAAAAACTCTGCAACAACTGCCGCCGCACCAGCAAATCCAGTTTTGCCTGTTCTCTCGTCTGCTTTTAAAACACGATTCACAAACGGGTCTTGTGGGATCGCCTCAGACTTTAATGTCAAGCGAGCAATATCCTGCGACTGCTCGACCATCTTTTCTTGAGCGGTTAGCTTTAACTTGCTGCGCTGATCTGGCGTCATAAGCGCAACACCGTTCGGGTCTTCATCGGCCGTGAAGGAATCTGGCGACTTGCCAGAGTCCAGCTGTGCCTGAACGCTATCAATTGAATTGATCAAACGTGCGTTTGAACCAAAGGGCGTAATCGAATATTTGCGCTCAAGCAAAACCGCACCTTGCTTGGCAGAATTAACAAACGACTCGGTCTTAGTCATCGACTCCAAGTCATCATGCGTAAGCGCTGCCTTGTTAGGGTCGCGCATAAACTCGGCCGTCGCAGGGAAAACCTTGGCGATCCGCTCAAAATCAGTGTTTTGCACGGCATCGATTTGCGAAGCCAAGTTAAAACTATTGAGCACGGACGTCAGCGGTATGCCAGTACGACGCGAAACCTGTTCGGCCTTGGCATATTCCTCTGGGTTCTTTTCGCGTGCGAGCATATAAGACGCTCGAACTTGCTCAGTACGCACTTGCACGTCACGCAGATAGCGCTCGTTTTTATCTAGATTTGACGGCCCGTCTGTGTTGGGCGCCGTCGTGGTCAGGCGGGTGTCAATCTGCTCTACAGGCCTGTCTTGCGCCACAGCTGGCGCGCTTGGCGTGCTTGGTGCTGCGGCCACGGCCACATCGGTCGTTGGCTTTAAGGTTTGCTCATCTTCGGTCGTGCCATTAACGGGCGCTTGAATTGCCATTCGATCCTACTTTTTGGCTAATTGTTCTTTCAGGAAAATGCTCAATACCATCGCGTCCCCGGGCTTTTGCAAACCCTGATCGGTAAATTTGCGCTTGATTCGGTCGCGGTCTGTGCTTGGAATGTCGCCATATTCAAACGAAAGCAGGGGAATCTTGTTGCCACCAAAGAACCAAAACGACGTGTCATTGGTTGCGGCTTTCATCACCAGTTGATCAACCGTAGTCATTAAATCTTGTTCAGTTAGCTTGCGACTGGATGATGTTTGCCGACTCATTACCTCGTCAATCGCAATCTTTTTGAGCAACTCAAGGCGAACCTTGGCGCTTGTGTCGCCTGCTCCACTTGGCGGATTCACGCCAATAGTGGCCAAGGCTTGATCAAGGTAATTGTTTAAGAATCCAGTATTGACATCGGCCGCGTCTTTGATTCCTGTCTTGCGCAGATCAGCCAACTTATCAAAGTCAGCACGCGAGGCGCTTGAACGCAATAGTGAAAACTCTTGCTCAGACAGCTTGAGCAATGACGGTACGTCATACAGGTACTTGTTAATCACCGTATCGTCTGACACGTCAGGGCCGCGATGGATTTTGCGTGCGTACTCCAGCGCATCATCGCGCTTATCGGGATCAATCTGTGCCTTGATGTTTAAAGGCAGTGCACTAAAGTCGCCGCCATTTTTAACCAGGGCGCCTTGCCACGTTTTGACCCGATCGTCAGCCGCTTGCTTATCAGCGGCCACAAGATCAGCGTAGCCCTTGCGCGCAACTTCTTTCGCGGCAGTTTGCACGCTCAAGGGTGAGTTTGCTGTCTGAGCCTGAACCTGAGCCAACACGCTCGCAAGTGACGGGATTTCACGGCGGCCGCCGCCCGACTCGTAGGACTTGATAGTCTGGGTGAGTGTGGCTTGCTCGTCTTTTTTGAGGTGCGGCAAGAGCATATCGGCCGTGACTTGCTTGCTGTCTACGCCATTAAGTTCTGCCACGCGAGCAATTGCAATTTTAATGCCAGCTTCACCAAACAGCGTCGCTGCAATGGCTGTACCCGTATCAGCATAGGTACGCAGATTCTCGCGTAAGGCAGAACCATTTGCACCGCTATCTGACAAGGCCGTTGACGGGTTCATCAGTTTGCCGTCAGCGCCACGGATTTCAAAGTGCAGATGTGGGCCGGTCGACTTGCCACTATTGCCAGTCGCGCCAATCACATCGCCGCGACCAACCGTGTCGCCCGGCTTGTAATTAAAACTAGAGGCGTGAGCATATAAAGAAACAGAACCGTCAGCATGCTGGATTTCCATATAATTGCCATAACTGCTCGGCGCCTCACCAATTGTTTTAACTTTGCCGCTATTGGCCGCCTGAATAGGTGTACCAACCGGGACCGCGTAATCGACACCATCGTGATGCTGATGCGAGCCCGTCATTGGATCGGCGCGTGGGCCAAAGGTACTACTGACTCGAGGCAAGTTAGAAGAGGCAATCGGCGCGGCATAACCAGTATTGTTTGATCCGGCAGCTGGTGTCACCAGTCTGGATAAGCGCGAGACAGGATCGTTTTGAACTGACTCTTGTACTGATCCAAGCGCTGAATTACCCGCTGCTAAAGCTTGACGGCCTTGGATGTCTTTAGTCAGCAACCCGTCGACTTGCAAAATATCGTCAGCATCCATCTGACTGCGGTACTTGCTTAAATACCCCGACGCGTATTGGATGTCGTTTTTCTCAAGCGCCGTGGCAAGCGCAATTTTGTGCGCGTTGCTTGTCATCTTGCGCGTCTCTGCCTCGGCCCACGTCGCAGACTTGCCTTGTAGGCGCGCCATATCAAAGGTGGCCGCGGCAATCGACTTGATCTCGTTATCAATAATGCCGGGATTGTTGTAGTTGATCCCGATGTTATTCATCGAGTTGCGAATCGTGCCATCGCGCACACTTAGCGCATAGGTCTTGAACTCGCCCGACTCATGCTGTGTGGCCTGACCGCGAAACGATGTCAACAGATCATTGGCTTGCATACCAAACGATTGCTTTTGTGCCGTGTTGCCAAGCCCAGCTGTGATCGTTTCGATTTCCTTTTTGAGCTTGTCCGAATACTCGTCGGCCAGCGTCATACCGGATTGGCGCTCTAAGGCGTCAAGCCCTTTAGCGTTAATAAACCCATCCTTTTCATAGGCCAAGCGCATAGCCACCTCTTTGGCCTTGTTCTTGGCGTCATCCACGCGCAGGGTATTGGCTTCTCGTTGTGCATCGATCGCAATTTGACCAAGACTTGTACCGAGCTTTTCACCAGCCGCGCCAAAGGCCTGAATCTGGCGCGTCCCAAGGGTAGCCATCTCTGGGCTGATACCATTGTTGCCAGGTATTTGTACGGCCTCGGTAGTCGCACCAGGCTGAAAAGGCGTAGGCGCTGCAATTGGGAAAGCTTGCGCGCGATTCTGTGGGCCGACACCGACATCAACGGTCGGATTACTATAGACAGGTACTTTAGGCATTAAGTAATCTCCACGCCTGATGCAGATTGCGTATCAAACATTCCAGACTTTTTAGCCAAGTAGTAATTTGTTGCCACGCTGGAGGCGCTGCCAAGTAGGCTAGTCGTGCCGGTTGCCCAAGGGTTAATCGAGCTTGCACCAAAGCGCAGCTGGTTAGCTTGCGAACTAAACCCAATTGACTTAATTTGAGAATTAATCAGAGAAATATCTCCGCGCAGTCGAGCGTTGGCGGCCGTGGCTTTGCCGCCCGCCAGCGTCATAATTGATGATGCTTCGCCGTTTGCCTTGGCCGCAATCGATTGATTCTCAAAGTTAGTGGCCTCCATCCGATAGCCCCAAGCCGCACGCACTGCGTTTAAATTGATCGCGTTTGCGTCTTGCTCTTTCATCGCGTCAGTGCTGGTCAAGATGTTTTGTGGCGTCTCGCTTGTCAGATCAAGACCGTTGGCCGCCATCGTTGCGCGCTGGGTACTCTTTAAATTTGCAGCCTTTGTGTACAGAGCTTGCGTTTGGCGCTCGCCCTGGAGTAGTGCGCCTTGTGCGCTCTTCTCGGCCAAAAACGCATTCATATCTGCCATGTAAGCAGTGTTACCCGCTTGCATTTTGGTAAGCGTGGAGCTCGTCGTGGCGTTGAGCTCGGCCGTCTGTGCTACAGATTCGGAGTTATTTTTCTCCATCTGTCCGGCAATCAGCGCCATCTTCGACTGACTATCGGCCGAGTCACCCTGAGAGCCAAGACCAATCTTTTGATTGTTCGCGGTGTAATAAGCACCAATGGCTGAGGTCGCGGCGCCCGCAAGCTGCATACCCATAAACGCGCCGGATGACATGCCCATCAAAGCCTCTCTCAGAATTGCCTTAGTGTTACAAACAAGTTGACCTTTACGTGCACTAACTGCCGACCGTCACCTCAAGCGTCATCGATACGCAAGTCAGCGGCAGCGGGTCAGACTGACGAACATAAATCTGACCTGAGTCAGACCAGGAGGGATCGATCACAACTTGAATCTCCTCGCTCTTCAAAGCTGGCGCCGAACCGTACGCTTCAGTCGTACGCTGCTTGGCTTCGGTAAGCTTGGTGAGGCTAGGCCCCACAAAAATCCCCGAGCTTCGATAGACGCGCAAATAAACCCGATTGACGTTCTTGGTTCTACCTTGGCCAAGCGCGTAGTCCACTTGCGCGGCCCAGGGCAAAGTCTGCAAATCCGCAATGATGGGCAGACCGATTTGAATTTTTGAGGCGGTCACATCAAGATCAATAGCCCCAGCTGTCACCACGCGCTGAGGATGCACCGCGCCATCAGCCAAGATGCTTACGGTTTTGCCTTCAAGGTATGACAAGCCACCAATGTGTTTGGTTGGCGTACTGTCATAAGTCGCGCCACAATCCACAAAGAACGCATCGGCCGCGGTCGCAAACAAGCGACTTGCCATGCGCTCAACATACCGAACAGTAGCGCCATTGACCGTGCGCTTGATAATTGCGTACAGAGCATCCTCAGAACCCTCGGCCACCACGCAGATCGACTCAAACGTGCCGTCGGTGTCGTGTTGATGCCAAGCACCGACTTGTTGCTCGGGCACGTAGGTGAGCCCTAGGAGCTTGCCGTTTGAGCTAACAAACCAAATAATCGGTTGCGGGCTCTTGGTAAACGCTGAGTCAGTAATGGTTAAACCATCAAACAAGTGAGGCGCTCTGAGCGACAAGTCACCAGTCACGTAGCCTGAGGCTTGCCACGCGTACGCCAGCTCGCGCACGTGACCGCCTCGAGCGGCCGAATAAATCAGGTTGTTATTGACAATCGTGGGCTGTACGTTATTGGCCCCAATGTATGACTGCGGCCGCACGGAGATCGTGCTAGGCGTCACCGCGTCACTATTGATCGACGTAATGCGCCACTCAGCGGCAGACGTCAACAAGATCATATTGGTTAGCGGGACAATATGCCGGATAGTATTGGCCTCGCGCGCGGCCACCCGAAAGCTAATCGAGTCATCGTCGCGACTTGGTAGCGAATAGGCGAGATTTGACTCAGTGCCCGAGCGCGTCATCCAGATATTTTGTGGCTTATTGTTCGTGCCAGCAAAGCACCGTCGCTGCTCAAAGTAGGACACAGCGCCTGGATAGTTGCCAGTGCCATCGAAAGGATTGTTGGACTGGGGAGGCGTCTTGCCCGTATCAGCAATGATGTTGTCATCGCGAAACGTCGTGCCATCGGACTGGCCAACGTACCCATACAAAGCGCCATTCGATTGCTTATATACGTTGTAGCGCTGAGCGCCTGTGACCGCGGCCCAAGACACATCGATGTATGCGCCAGTCACCAACAGGTTGCCACCAATTGACACCGAGCTCGAGGCCAGCGACTCATCAATACCTGAGTCACCGACGGCCGTGACCTTATAGTTGTAAGTCGTACCTGACCCGCCGGACGAGGCAGCCGCGACACCTGTGGGCGCCGTGAGCGCTGACACAAAGCTAATCGTGACCATCTGCCAATTGGTTGCCCCGTAGCGTCTGAGCTCGCGCGGAGGGTAGTTTGGATGCACTAAGGTCAGCACATCGGCCGATTGCACATAATGAATATCAAACAGATCGGCGGCCGCATAAGGGTTTGGGATTTCGTACTCGCCGGTCGTGGGCATCGCGTACCAATAGGTCGCGTTTGGCGGTGCGTTGCCGGTGGTGGCCGCAATGCAATAGTAATTAACGCCGCTAAAACTCGCTTTATCACCAATGGCATAGGCGGTCGCAGCCGAGTAGGCCGTAACCGTGCCGGCCAAGAGCGTGGCGCTAGACGTATGAAATCTAAAGTAACCGGCGCCCATCTCGATCGCAAAGGTTTGCGTGGTCGAATAGACGAAACTGATTAAGCGCGAGGCGACATCTGAGTTTTTAGTCTTGCGCACATACGCAAAGCCCGGTCGATTAGCAGCTGGGCCGTGGGGCAGCGTAATGAAATTGCGGCAAGTCGCCAATCCCGACTGATACTTAGAGTCATCGATGCGACCGTAAAACTCAGGCGTGAGCTCACCGCCTCCAAAGCTTCTTGTGAGTGTGCGTAGATTAGGCATTATCTGTTATTGATCCAGCCAACAACGTGAACGGGATTGACCTTGCGCTGATTACCATCAGACACAATTGCAAGCGAATAGACACGCTGAAAGGCGCTCATGCACTCTTTGCCCATCGCCGCACCGACATCGCCCTTAATCAAAGGACCCGCCATATACGCAGCAAGCAGCCAGCCTAAGCAATCGACAAACAAAGGTGAGAACTTGCTCGAGTCGCTAATCAGTGCCGTGTAGCGCAGCATTGCATTGGCTTGGTTTGTGTAGATGACGTTCACACCATCAGCGTTAACTTCGCACGCAAACTGTTGAGGCGCATATCCAAGGCGTGAGCTGTCTCGAAAGTTTGCCCAGTCATAAGCAGTGGACACTGAGCTCGAGGCGTTGTTGTCGTCACTTGCATCAGAGGCCAAGATAGAAATCACGTTCAGCATATCGCTTGGCGCGGCATAGCTGTATTGCCATTCTGTGTTGGCAGCGTCAAGCGGCAGCTGGGCCAAGAGGATGCGCTTAGTCGCAAAGCCCCACTGGTATCGCTCCAGCAAACTGTTGCGCACAATGGGGTAAAAGCGCGCGCAGTGTTCAGCCTGGGCACTTCCCTCGGGAGGGTTTAAGCTTGACACTGTGGCCGTGTCGCCAAGATGCGCAAGCGCTAGGTTTGCAATATCGACTTCACTGGCCATAGGACACCTTTAAAAAAATGGGGGTCGCAGTTTCCCTTGACCCCCGAAGCAGCGGCAGCAGCTAAATAACTACTCTTGCTTGGCTTTGACTCGATCTGGTTGAGCCACTTTTTTGGGCTCAATTAGCTCAAGGTTTGAGCCAGGGCGGCCGTCATACTCAACGACCTCACCGACCTCAACAATTGTGTTGTTGATAAACGACTGCGCAAGAACTTTGTATTTAGCCATTGATACCTCGATTAGCTAACTGAGAAACCAGACGGGTAAAACTTCTGACCGTCTTGGATGTCGGTGCCGATCTCTGCAATCAGCGTGCCAGCCGTACCAGTACCAGTTGGCGTGTAGCGCGCGCCAACATAGCGTTTGCCAATCGAACCGATACGAGGATTAAGGCTGCAAGCAAAACGTGCACCAGCTGTCAACGAGGCAACAGGAATCGCCCCGGTTGAGCCCACGACTGTGACGTTAGAAGTCAGCGCTGCATCGTCTGCAATGATGACTTCGCAAGTCAGTGCGGTCAGGCCGGTAAAGGCCGTGCCCACAGCGATACGCAGATTTAACTCAGTGCCCTCACCGATGTCGCGAGCTTGCAACAGATCGATCGTGTTGGTTGAGAGAACAGCTGACGCGCCTGTGACTGTTTGACCAGTCCAGGTGTTGCCAGACACGGAGCCCGAAAGGGCCAAGAGGTTGTCCATAATCATGATTGATTATCCTTTTAATTAAGACACGACAGATTCAGTGTTCAGCAGTGCGTCAACACGACGCAATGGAACGCCCAAGAAACTCAACCATGAGTTAGGCTGACCGAACTGAGTCAGGCCTTGCTCGATCTTGAGGACGTACTGGCTCTTGTCAAGAGCCGCCAATGCCAAACCACTGTGCACAGTGCGGTTCATATAGAACGCTGCGCGGCCCATTGACATATTGGGGATGCGGTAGAGTGCGCGTGCCATCAACTTGACGATGTTGGTCGCGGCCGCTGCGGTTTGCGTGCCAGTCTGGCCAATCAAATCAGACAAGTCGACGTTTGCAATACGCACAACATAGCGCCAGTCTTTAACGACTAAGCCGTTGTTCCATTCGTAGCGAGTTGCGTACGCTTGCAGACGTGTGCCGTCTGAGTTGTACACAGTTTGCTCGCCCAAGTCTTGATGAACCAGACCAGCCTTTGTGCCCTTAGGGAATGGGCAGAATACTGTCTGATCACCCCAAACGACCAAGTAGATCGAGGTGTTGTCCGAACCCGAACCACCAGCGCTCAAGATGTTTTGAGCGTTACCGGCCGACAGGCTTGAATAACGTGGGCCAAGACCAAGGTACTGGCGTGGATCGTTGGCAGGGTTGCCGTAGAACATTGCAGATGCTTGCGTCTGATTCATTGACTCAAGGAACGCACTGTCTTCTGACAAGCGGAACTGACCAGTGTTGCCGTTCAAACGGGCAAGGGCCACGTCGACTTCTGAGCGCGCCTCAAGCAATCCACAAGCTTCGTCAACCTGAGCGGTTGTCGATTTGCTGTTAGGGATACCTTGGTTCAGTGCGCGCCAGTAAACGGTTGGCAAGCCAGTGCGGATCACAACGCGGTGGCCGGTTGGCAAGTTGCCCTCTTGGAAAACTGCATCGTCCAAGATTTCGTTTGACTGCGATAAAAGCTCGGCCACAACGGGCACATTGCCGTCTGGGTCAAGACGCTTGGCCCAGTCGGCCAAGGTTAAAGCTGTGGAAGATAGAGTTGCCATTTAAAGCTCCTAGTGTGTTTGCTGATTCGGATAAAGGGTTTGCGCATAATCGCGACCACCTGTGCGTGCTTGAGGCGCTTTGCCTGGCACAACAGAGTCTTCGCTCATTGCGCGACCAGCTCGGTAGAACATCCGTAAAACTTCGGGATGGTTGCCAAGGCCGGAGTCGTTTAACAGCGTGCGCAGCTCTGGCGAGCCAAACTGATCCAGTGCTTTTTTGGCTACCGATAGGTTTTCGGCCAGCTTCTCGCCGCCAAATTCCTTATCTGCCCGAGAGCTTTCGGCCCATGCCGCGCTTGCTCGTTGCACTGCGTCGACGTTTTGGGCAGCGATTGCTGGGCCCATCTTGTCGAGGAGTTTTTGCGCAGCCTCTTGCGGCAAATCGAGCTCGCGGGCGACTTCTGAAAACTTCTCGGTCACTGAGTTATCAAAATTGACACCCTCGACCGGTTTGAATTCATACTTTTCAGGGGCACCAAGCTTGGGTGCTTCCTGTTCGCCCTCGGGCTTCTCACCGTCAGCGCGGGCGCCAGGTGGTGAGTCTTGGCCATCAGAGGCTTGCTGCGTGGTTGCCGCATCCGTTGCGTCTAATAGCGATGGCGTGGTTGCCGGTGCGCTAGTCGTTACAGTTTCAGCGGCGGTAGTAGATGCAGATTCTTGGCTGGTAGTTGCAGAATCCGACATCAGCATTGGTTCACTCATTTGTTCGTTGCTCCTGAAGCATCGTCAAATATTGTTCGGGACAAAACTCGTGCACTTGCGAAATCAGCATCAAGCCTATGTTTCGCGACCCCTCATTAAATGCAGTGAGAGAGCCGGAATGGTTAAAGCTCGAGCGATATACGCCTGTCTTTTCAAGCCAGCGCCAGACGACTCGTCGGCCTCGCTTGTTGGACATAAGCCACCTGAAATCTTCGCCCTCGTTGATCAATAAGAGCTTGCGAGCGTGCTCTGCTTTTGCTCGCGCTGCGTCTTGATCATCAAGGTCTAAAGGATCGTGATTGCTCATAGCGACAATCTAACGGTCAGATGATTCCTTACGTGCACAAAAAAACCGCCCGTAGGCGGCTTGATTGGTTTGGTGTGGCTTACTCTGCTTCGACTGGTGCCCAGGGCAGCGGGGCGGGCTGTGGAGTTGGCACTTTCTGCGCCTCGATCTGGGCTTGCACTTCCTTTTCCCACGATGCGATCCGCGCAGGGCCAGCTGCGTCTTTAGTCCATTGAATAGCTTGGGCCTCGGTCACCTGATCGTATGGCGTGTAATTGTTTGGATCACCATCTAGCAAATTAAGCGAGTAGCTAACCTGACCCGACAGCCCGTCTTGCGTGTCTGACAAAGTAAAGTTAACCATTGTGACCATAGTTGGCACGGTTTCGTTCGTCACCATCAAACTGTTAATAGTCCATTTCATTTCTTGACCTCGGCGTGTGTGATTACGGCAGCGTCTGCCTGTTGTTTAAGTTTCATCATCATTGGGTATGTGTTGCTTTTGTTGGGTTGTTCGCCAAGCAATTGCAAAACAAAGTTAATTTCTTCAATCGTCAATTTAAAAGGTAAGTCCATTTTTATCCTACAAGTAAACGGCGGGAAGTACCGCCTGCGTCAGTGATTGTGATGTAACCGGCTTGAGCAATAACGCCTGCGGTGTATGTGCCGAATTGCAAAACGCCTGTGCCTTTTGGGGTCAGCTTTAAGTTGATGTTTGTGTCTGAGCCTTGGGCGCTAAGTTCGGGTGCGCCTGTGGTGACTGCGCCTGTTGCTTGAATGTAATTAACAGCGTTTGTTGTGTGATTTATTTTAAATTGGGTGTTACCAGAGGGCGCACTAGTTGATCCAGAAATGGTGTTAAAAGTTATAGATGAGCCGTCTGGCACTTGAACCGTTGCGGATACGGGTAAAGTTAAAGCCCCGCCTTGTGTGCCAGCCAACCCTGCTCTAAATAAAAACGGTGAATCAACCGTTCCCGTGGCTCTGTCATAAAACTTAGCTATCGCACCTGTGCCTGTATTGATATTGACAACACCAAAACTTTTTGATGTTATGTTCAATGCAACAGTTGCATCACTACCCTGAGCCGAGATTGTCGGGGCTGCGCCTGTAGCTGCGCCTGTTAGGTTTAGGTAGTTGACTGCGGAGGCTGTGTGATTGACTTGAGCTTGAACTTGAGCGGTGTTGTTGGTCATAAACTGCAACACGCCACCAACACCCGTACCCGATATTCCCAAGCTGACATTTGTGCCAGTAATGGGTCTACCTGTAATTACTGGTCGCCCAAAAGCAGAGCCAGTTAAAAAAAGATAATCAGTTGTAACAGCGCTGCTATCCCCAATAATGACTTGATTCCCGCCTGGTGTATTAAATGACAAATTAGTGCCAAGCGATTTAATTGTTGTGCTGCTTCCAACAATTGCGTATGCCGTAGTTCCGCTACCGCCACCGCCAGATAGAGTAACCGTGGGCTGTTCTATGTAGCCACCGCCAGCGTTTGTAATAGTAAAAGCAAAAGCGTACCAAGTTACGTTAAACGTAGCTCCAGTACCAGTGCCGCCCGTAACAGATACCGGGTTAGTAGGGTTTATTAAATAGTCCCCGTAAAGATTGAATTCATTGATTGCTGTAATGACGCCAGAAGAAACGGCGGTCACTTGAAATCTAGTTGCTTGCCCGCTGATCGTGCCACCGACAAGAGTAATTAAATCGCCAACGGTGTAACCAGTACCGCCAGAAACAATGGTTGCCCCTGCTTGCTGCATTCGCGAAACTGCTGTTGCTTGCACGCCACCAGTTGTTGTTGGGGCTGAGATAGTCACCACTGGCGGAGTTGTATAAATTCCTACGCCGGTTCTAACAAGAGATGTAACAGTACCGCCATTAGAGATATTTACCCCTGAGCTACCAGCGGCTAAGTCAATAGCACCTGTGCCTTTGCTCTGCAATGCCAAAGACGGATTTGTGTCTGTGCCTTGTACGGATAACGTAGGCGCATTGCCTGTAACCGCACCCACCGCTTGCAAATAGTTAACCGCACTAGCCACGTTATTGACTTGTAACGATTGGTTGCCCGCTACCCCGCCAATAACTGTCGAGCCAAGCATCGTGGTAGTTGAGCCATTTGCTGATCCGACTGTGATGTTTGTAGTCGAGCCGCTTAGACCGCCTGTGCCGATGTTGACGTTTTTGGTTAATCCTGTAATGGTTGCGCCTGAAGCATAGTTTTGTGTGCCTGTTGTTGCACCAGTACCATAAGAACCGTTAGCAGCAGTAAATACGTTATTTCCTGTAAAGGTTTTGACTCCTGAAATGGTTTGTATTGTTACTGTGTCAACTAAAGTTGAGGCTGAACTAACACCAGATGGCAATGTGTAAGTAACGGTAATTCCGGTGTTAATACCACTCAACTGAAACTGCGCTTGCTTGGTCGGGTCGAGATTGTCTTGCAGCGTGAACACGTTGTCTGCGACTGTGATGCTTGTGCCGCTGATTGCACCGCCTGTGATTGCTACGGCATTAGCGTTTTGCTGAGCCATTGTGCCCAGACTAGGCGACGATCCACCAAAGCTTGAGCCACCACCCGTCGCTAACTTATGCCGAGACTTTGAGCCATCTGTAAGCTCGATCTCCATGTCAGAGCCGTGCGACACAATCTTTTTAATGCCGCGCGCACCTTCACCGTCTTTGCCATCTTTCCCGTCTTTGCCATCCAAACCCTTGGGTCCAGCCTTACCGTCTTTGCCGTGTTTGCCATCGATACCATTGATGCCATCAATACCGTCGCGGCCATCCTTACCGTCGACCCCATCCTTTCCGTCTTTGCCATCCTTGCCGTCAGACCCGTCTTTGCCAGTCGGCCCAGGCAGAGATACGACCTTGACGATGTGCATCGTCTCATCGTCTTTGGTCTCAGCTGGTGGCTCAACATCCTCAGGCGCCACGGCAATCGGACGAATAAACTTACTCATGCCGGGTATCTTTTCCCAGCCATTTGGAATGGGGCCGCCCGCGTACGGCTTTCTTGTAATCGCCATCGTTAGTCGCCGTACAGCATCGACACCGCGCTTGGGCCACTGTTGGAGGCCGAGCTCACTTCCATGTCAGTGACTTGCAGCTCGAGATAGACCTCGTTCTTTTCTTGACCCTCTTCGGCCTCTTCGGTAACACGCGTGGCCACGGCTCGAGCCATCAAGGTCATTGCGGTCCCTGCCACTGGTGGCGTACGAATACCAAGCGCCTCGCATTGACCGGGGTTTAAGCGTAGGCACAGGCCATAACCATACGGATTGTCTTCGTATGTTTCAGGGCCCTCGTCTTTAATCTTCATCGAAACTAACATTTAAGCTCCCGTATAGCCGCTAAACATCTTTGTGACATCGGTCAGTGCGTTTTTGCCTGACGTGTCAGCGCCCGCTAAGTCTTTGGCGGCCGACGCACCTTGAGCCATTTGCTCGGCCTGTTGCGCTTGTTGTTGCTGCTTGGCTCGCGCTTGACGTAACGCATCGACCTGGTCGGCCGGCACAATCAAGCTTGGATTGACGCCCAGCATGTCGCTGTACAAATCAGCCCACTTGTCGGTATTCAATTTGTCCAATATGTCGGGCTTAAACGACGCAATATTGCCAAGAGTGCCGACAAAGCGGTCAATACTGTTAGTGCCCACGGCACGCTGAGCCTGAGCCAACATCGAGACAAACTCGACGTTAAGGTCTTGACCCTCGAGCTCAGGTGGTGGAGGTGGCACAATGCCCGCGGCCAGCATCCTGTTAAATGTCATCTCAATCAACGGATCAAGCATCTCGTTTTGTAGGCGCTCAAGCACTGGGCCCAGCATCAAAAGCTTCTCTTCGTGGCGCTCAGCGACCTCGGTAGCCGTCATTCTGCTATCGGTCTGGTTGGCCAGCATCAGGAATAGGTCAGCGTAGAACGATGATTGAATCCGGCCGCGCACGTCTTGAATGTCTTGCAGCAAATGACTCAGATCGAGCGTGGTCTCAAAGGCAGTCTGAATACCGCCAGCTGGGCCACCCGCATCAACGTATGAAATCCCGCCCGGCAGCGTCTCAATCTCCCGATTCTTCATCGAGGTCGGTACTTGTAGAGGCGGCCGAGTCTTGTAGTCAATCCCTTGAGCTTTACGTAGCTGCTCATGCTGCAATTGCTTGATGTCGCCTAACGCCTCCATGCCTGGGCTATTGCCGTAGATGTCACCGCCACTGGTCGCCCAGCGTGGACAGATCGCGGGAAACTCGTTAAAGCCAGACTCGCGCAAATACTGATTGTTCTTGGCGCCCACTTCAAAGTAGCAGCTCGACCAAGCCATATTCTTGGAGTCAAGCTTGCTCGGGTCGCGGTCTGAGCGTGGCTCAATCGCGTGAATAATCGTAATCCACTGATCTAAACTGCCGCGATCGTAGAGGTTCTTGACCGAGGGGCTCACGTTCTCATAACCAAACTCGGCCACGATTTCGTGCACCGTCTTTTGGAACTCACGATATAGCGTGTTGACTCGACCCTGATAATCGGTCGCAATACAAAACTCGCCAATGGTCAGCGGGTAGTGGTGAATGACAGATTTGTAATCAGGCAGCACGATCGAGGCGGCCGTACCAAAGGCGCCCAGCTCCTCATACATCCCATGCAGGGCGCGATACGTGTTTGACTTCTGAAACACGGACTGCATCATCTGAGTTACATCATCCAGCCAAACTCGCACCGGCTGGTAGCTGTTTAACTCAACATCGTGCGTGGCCAGCCTAAACCAAGGGCGAGCCGGGCTTGTCATACCTGACATCATGCCAGCAGCCAAGACCCTTAGAGACTTTGTGCCCGTCGAATCATAAATATTGTTGTGGCGCTTTTGACCGCGGTCGCGATCCTGAACAAAGAAACGCCCGGAGCGTGGCAGCAAATGATCAGAAATCTCTTTCCAATGTGCAATCCACGTTGCCCGCTCAGACTTGAGCTGGCCCCAGCGCGTGTAAAGCTTTTCGCGCTTGGGACTATCCTTGTGTGGTTGGTTGTCGCCCGCGTACTCTGCCATATCAGCCTAAAAGTGTGTTTTTGCCGAGCGTGAGCTGCTTATCATCCACGCCTGAATTGCCTGTCAGCATCGTTCCGGACTGCCCGCCCTTGGCCTGTTGCATATTGGCGCTTAGCATGGCGCCCACGTCAGGCGTCTTAGCGTTGGCCTTATTGATCTGCTGCTCTTGCATCGCGTACGTCTTGTTAAAGTTGGCTTGCTGCGCTTGGATAGCTTGGCTTTGTATTGCAATGGACTGAGCGCTTGCCTCACGTTGCGACGAAATGATGCTTTGCGTGTCAGAGGATTGTTGATCCATTGCTCGCTGCTGCTGATCCATCGCTTGCCGAGCCAAGACCTGTTGCTGGGCATTGGCTTCGCTCGCTGCATCAGCTGCACGTGTGGCAGCAATCCTTTGTTGATTACCCGTATAGACGGCCGCTCCAGCTGCAATTGTCGAGCCGATAATGATCGCAGTAGTTGCGCCTGACATCCTATTCTCCTGTGAGCACGACGGTCTGCTTGCCGATACCGCGTCGCGTTAATAGCAAGTGAGGCTCGTCGGTAAACTCGTCCTCGGCCTGTTCGACCACTTGCGCTTTTGTTGAAAAAATCATTGTGAGCCAAGTGTCGCTGTGTGCAACAAAGGCCTGTTTGCGACCGGCACTAGCGGCCAAGACGTTGTAGCCTGTGAGCTCAACCGTGCCATCATCTGTATAAACACTCACGTGGCCACTGATAATCAAGAGCGTGGCAAGCTTAATCTCGGCGCCAGTGATGACCACGCCAGCTGCAATAGGTATTGTTCGCGCATACATACCGCCGTGAATCACGTGGCCTGTAGCGATCTCTTCTTGCGGGCAATCCATCAGCCTGGACTCAAGCGCTCGCACGCGGGCAATTGAATCCTCGCTCATCGTAGCAATGCGCTTCTCGTTGACTGTCAGATTAAGCATTAGGCAATTTCTTAAAGTAGACAAGATTGGTGTTGTTGTAGCCAAGCTTTGGCAAGATCATGCTTAAAATGCTTGCGGCCGGGGCGCTTACCAATAGCCCAGGCGACCCTGCCTCTTGAGCAAACCGCTCGCCCCAACGCAATAGCCTGAGACCCGCACCACCAGCTCGATACTTCTTTGCTACAAAGTACGACTCGGCCGTGGCCAGTGTCTCGCTGTAATGTGGCAACACGGTCACCAGTATGCTGATAAACCCAACGATTACGTCGCCACTGTAGGCACAAGCAAGCTTGATGACGCCAGCCTGATCGAGCGCCCTGTACATTTCAAAGTTGACTTTGTAGGCTGGTAGACCCTCGATTGAGGACTCAGCCGCGTACTCAGAAAAAAGCTCATCCAAGTTATCGCTTGCGCAAAACTCGGTCACTGAACATTCTCTAATCGTGACTGGGCCCATGCCGATCTCAGTGTCTGCCAATATCGCCAAGGTTAGATAACAATGGCTGGCTTACGTGCACATCACAAAGATTCGTACGGGTTGTATTCTCGAGCCTTGATACCAGCACGCCCAAACAAGGGCTTTTTGACGACCGGCTGGGCAAAGGTCAAGGCCAGTGCGTCAGCAATATCAGGCGAGCGCCCGATGGTTTTCTTGATGTCATCCTTGTCATCGAGCCTAAACTTATCGCCCTGAAAGGAATAGGTCGCCGCGCACAGCTCTTCTTTCAGGTCCTTATCATCAGGCAGCGCGCCACCCGCCTTGATCCACTTGGCCATCTCAAAGTACATCTCAGAGCGCTTGTTGAAATAGCGCGGATCGTTACTCTTGCCGCTGAAGTACACCTCGATGGGATCGCGCCCGACCTGTCGCAAGGCATCGACCACGCCCACGCCATAGCCGCCAGTCGCATCCACAAACACGGCGTCTGGATTGTCCTCGCCCCACATAATCGACACTTGCTGGGCCACTAGCATCGTGTCAGGGATGCGCATCTGTTGAGGCTTAAACGCTGTCTTTCCTTGGCGCTTGATCACAACCGAGCTGTCATCGCCCTGGCGCGCAATATCCACACCATATATCGTCGCAGCAAAGTCAAACTCATCGCCTTTGTAGGTGCGTGCCATCGCGGCCCCGACCTCTTCGGGACCAATCAAGGCATTCGAGCTCGAGCTGGGGAACACGCCACGCACCCGCACGCGCACAAAGTCTGAATCCTCACCGTAATCGTCGACCCACTTCTGTAGCTGCACCTTGTTGGTCATCCTGACCGTGCGCGAGTCGATCTGCCTGGACACCCAGCGGTGCTTAAACTTGCCAAAGCATTCACGAAAGCGCCCGATGTTCTGTGTCGGGTTACCAAAGCAGCACCACAAAATCTCAGTATCCGAGTCGGTCAGCGCACCCTCGGACACCTCCCAGATCAGATCGTGGATGGCCGAGGCCTCGTCAAAGATCAGCAAGATGCGCTTGCCCTTGTTGTGCAGCCCGGCAAACGCCTCAGTATTTCGCTCAGACCACGGAACCATATCAATGCGCCACGTCTTCTCATGGTCGCGATCCACGCTAAACAGGGCAGTGGCCTCAAACTTAAACCAGTGGCGCGTGATGCAAAGCCTGTACCACTTGGCAAGCTCAGCCCACGTCTTGGTCTTTAGCTGATTCTCGGTGTTGGCCGTGACCACGCCCTTGGTGTCCTCTTGTGTAGACATCGCCCACAAGATAATCCAAGACACAAGCGCAGACTTACCAATGCCGTGACCCGAGGCCACCGCGGTCTGGACGGCCTCAGTCGTGGTGATGTGGCCTTGAGCTAGACGTTCACCAATGGAATTGAGAATATCGGTTTGCCACTCGTCAGGCCCCTCAAAGGCCGAGAGCTCACCCTGACCCCAGTCAAAGGCAAACAACACAAACCCGAGCGGGTCGTGATTAAACTGGGCAACATCCTCAACGAGCTCAGCTTGCGGATCGGAGTCGCTCACGCGCAGCCTTTAATCTGTCGGCCAGCACCAGCTCAATGGCGCCTGTTATTTTCGCCTCGACCTCGCGCGGAATGATTTTGCCGACCAAGTTTAAAAAGGCAACTGGATTCTCTCGGGCCTGTTCCGCCAAGAACTCACGACCACCAACATCGTCCAGGGCGCCGCGAATCATCTCGCGCATATCGCTAGTCAGTTTGTTGGGCACACCCTTAACTCGGCCTTTGCCGGCATTAGGTGGTTTTTCACTAGACTTCACTACTTTGCTGACCATTTCACACGTCCACTCGTTTAAAACGCATTGCGATCTGACCCCTGTGCTCAAAGCGGATGATCTTGCCAATCAAGGTACATGACACCTCGAACTTATGGGCAATTTCCCGATAAGTCATACCAGCATCGCGCAGCTGGTGAATCATCTCAACATCAAAGTCAGTCAGTTTTGCGTTGTGATGATCCTCGTTTATTCGTCTGCCGTGTTCGTTCAACTGAATGATACGTTTCATTGTCGCCCCTAAAGTGCTGCGGGTAAGCAAGCTTTATGCGCTGCGTGACGCGTTCAATCTCCTTGGTACGAGCAAATCCCTCATCATTATCAATCGGCGTCTTGGCGGCCTCAATCAGCTCGCGGGTGAGCATCGATGGCAGCAGTGCACTGACCTGAATAGTTTTATTCATGTGTTTCGACTTCCCTATAGGAGCTAATGTAAATGCGAGCAAGCCCGCCCTTGACTGGTTGGCGCCACTGGCCGCCCCACTTCTTAAACAAACTGTCATCGACAATGCAGCCCGCGTGAGTGAGCGAATCCCAAATAGCCTTAAATGCAAAATTGTCACCATCGCGCCGTCTGCGATCAGGTGGATACAGATCAACGTGATACTCGAGCGGGCCGGCCGCGGCCTTGATCTGGTGTAGCTTGACATACTCCATTACGATCTTTCTGTACTCGATCCCGGTCTTATTGATGTACGTGCGGCCTCTTGCGTGGCGCCAGTAGGTGTTTAAGCTTGGCGGGAACGGCAGCTCAAGCACGATTAAATTCACTGAAATAACTCGTACTGCTTAGCGGCTAGACCGACAAGCTCTTGCAGTTTGTTTGTCTTCTCGTCGCGCTTAGTGCCTGAGATACGAACAAGGCCCGACACAATCAGCTCGTTGACACGACCACAAACCCCGCTGAGCTCCATGCCGGTCGCGACCGACAGCTCTTTTCGGGTCAACTTGCCACGCTCGAGCGCAGTCAATATTTTGCTCTGCATCGGTTGCAGCTTGCCATCTTTGACCAGGGCGCGAAACGCCATCGAGCTGGTCTCGGTTACGTGCACTCTCATTTCATAGCCTCCAAAACTGTCGAGCGATCGACTGAGTGATAGAACCCAAGGTATTGCAGCCCTGCCTCTTGACGTTCGCGCGACGGCCGCATCGACTTGATCCAAGCAGCCGCGCAATCAATGCAATTGCGAAAGTCATAGGTCGGACCGTGTTTGTGATTCATGCGGCCTGTAGACCTAAAGAGGTTTTGTAAGCACTGATTTGCATCAGGCTTAGCACTTCGCCTCTCTGGTGGCGCTCGAGAAGTTTTCTTGCCCAGCGCTTGTGATCAACCTGACCGCGCTCGTTGACTGGCGGCTTCATTGCTGCGGCTGCCATCTTGGCGATCTCTGCGTCGACCAGCTCGGGGTCAACCATCGGAGGCGGCAGCTGGCGCGTGATCTCAATCGGGGCTTGTCTGCACAGCGCTTTAAACTCGACCACGTTGGGCGCTCTTGGCGGTAGGTTTTCAAGAGCCCAAGCGATTGACTTCAAGCGATCAGCATAAGGCGCGAGCTCATGCGACCAAACAGCCTTGATCGCGTTTGAATCTAAGCCCTCCCACATGCTTAACCACTGTCGGCCATAGGTGGCCATCAGTCGATCAAACAAACGGTCAACGACGTTACGCTGCAATGACATTGATCACCTCGATGTTTTGTTTTGCAACGCCAGGCGCGAACTCAGCCACGCGTTCGCGTACGGATTTTTGGTATGGCGTCTCGGTATTCTTTTCGACCATCTTGGACTTGACGATGCCAAGCGCGTAGGCAAAGCCCTTGCCTTTGTCGACTGCGATTCGTCCGGCCTCTTGGAAGTCTGGCGGTTTAGCACCAGCCTGACACAAAGCTATGAGCTCTGGATGTTGCGGATTGACTGAACCAATCCCTGACCATTTCAAAACCTGACACGCCTCGGCCTCGAGCGAAGCCACCCCTGGTGATGATGCCGTGGTCGTGTTGTGTCTTTTCTTTTTATTGGTTAATGGTTCTTGGTTAATGGTTCTTGGTTCTTGGTTCTTGGTTGGGATATGATCCGCATCTGATTTAAGATCAGATTTCATATCTGATTTCACATATGAAGTCGTATCTGATTTCAGATCAGAATCAGATTTCCAACGAGATTTATTTGCCTTTACCGCGCGATCTGCCTTTTCTCGGTACTTAAAAATCTCGGCGTCGCAACGCTTGTTTTTATAACCTTGGTCTGAAATCAGAAAGAAATCAGATAAGACATCAGATACCTCTTTAACGTACTCGCGCATGCCAATTAAGCGGGCCACCTTAACTGGATCGGTTGGCAGCTCGCCCTCAGACAGATAGTAATAATCAAGCAAGCGCCTATAGGCCAAGTCTTCCATTAAGGACAGATGCTTGGTGTGGGCCGCGTAATCGCCCACATGGAATGGATAAAAATTCATTCGTCGCCCCGCAGAATCTCAAGGGCGCCAAATTTGCTTACTGCGCTCTGAAACAAAAGCATCATTGCGTCCAGCTTTGTGGGGTCAATATAGATATGACTCAGAGGCACAACCTTGAGGTTAGACGCGGCCAAGAACTCTGACATCTCCCCGATCCGATCCTCTTTGCGTCTCGAAATAGTGCTCTCTGAGACGTGTGTCAACCGGGCGATTTCAGCTTGGCCGACTTCTGCAATCGCTCGCAAGATTGTCGTTTCGATCTTGCGTGACCTTTCAGTTTGGCTCGGAGATACTGTCTGCATGTTGTGTCTCAGTCAGAAAATATTGCTTGTGTTCAATCTTTACGGAGGCCGGAATGCCACGCGTACGCCAGTTAGAAACTCGCTGCACACCACCAGGGCCGGTTAAGCCTAAAAGCTTTGCAACCTTGGTCGAGCCCCCCATTCGATCAATTTTTTCAGCATCACTATGAGTCATAAAAATCCTTTTTACCCAGTTTGTTAAACGACATTAAACACCACGTTGTACTTAATATCAATCACTATGTTTAACAAAATAGTTTTTAAGGGTGGAAAAATAAGCTCACGTCAGGACAGATAATGCAAAGGTGAATCACGTAATGAAAAAAACTGATGCGCAAATGAAAACTCAACGACTTTACGATGCAGCCAAGCTACTTGTCGGGATACAAGGCAAGTCAGCGCTGGCTCGACATTTAGGTGTCTCACCCCAGACGTTGGCCAACTGGGAGGACCGCGGCATAAGCAAGGCGGGTCTCATCCTATGTCAGCAAAAAATTGGTGTGTCTATTGATTGGCTTGACACAGCCGATGGTGAAATGCGAAACAATGATCAGCCCATCATCCCAGTCACGCCAGTATGGAACGGCACAAGCGATGCCTGGCCGTTTGAAAGGATTAGTGCTGGGTGGATTGCCAAGCTCTCAAAGGCAGAGCTCTCTGACCTGGAGTTTGTCTTGATTGACTGGTTAATGAAGCTTGAAAGAACTAAAAGTAATCACTAAAAAACTAATGAAT